GAGAGTTGGCTTCTGCTCAATCTTCTCCACAGGCTCGTTGCACGACACAGATTCAACTGAAAAGTCATCCTGCACCACATTGCCATCCTCATCCTTTCGGAAAATGACCCAACGTCCAGCCGCAAACGGCTGCCCAACCATCGGAGCATCAATCGGCTTACCATTGTAAGTACACGACATGATGTCCGCACGGTCAGCAGCATCATAGAGCACGAAGTGCTTCTTCTTGCCCTTAGTAGCCTTGTTCAGCCGACGCATCTTCTTGTTCGTGTTGCCACGTTTGGCCTTGCCAGACCCACGACCCTCGTGGGCAGCAAACGACTCAAACCACTCACGGTGGTGGAAAAACGCAAAGAGCATCACGCCAACCAAAACAGAGAGGACAAAGTACGCAATGCGTGAACGGTACTTGGTCAAAAGTTTCTTCACTCCAGGAATGATCTTGCGCGCCATATCCAGGAAGCCATCATCCTCGTCTTCATCAACGGGGAGGCCCTCCTTTGGCGTATCATTGAACACACGACCAAAAAGCTCCACAAGCTCTGCCACAAGGTTTGCACCTTTGACATTGCGAGGATCAAGCTTCCGGCCGAATTCCGCAAAGCCAGCAATCAAAGCACCAGCCTTGATGCCGCTCGCAAAAGCACTCATAAACGTGAAAGTGCCTTCCTTGCGAAAACGGGGTTTGCGACGGAGCCAACCGTAAACGCAAACCACGATCGAACAAAAAAGTATGGAATCGAAATTCCCCCAGAAAAAGCACACAAACTTGTCCCAGCCGTCTCCCAGCCACTTGCGTGGGTAAAAAATCAAGCCGGCAATCGGATGCCTCTTCATGAAAGCAACAATCCACGTAGTACGCAGCAGAGTTGCAACTCGGGACGGAACAAAACCAACCCACGCCGGCATCTCGATCAGACACCAGGCGGGAAGGCATTTGGACAGAAATCGACGAATCGATTTTCTCCAACTGAACCACCCGGCCAAGAACGCCAAACACAGAATCAAAGCGATCATCG